GTGGCATCCTCGTCACCCTCAGCAATGGTACAAACGCTCTCGAAAGTGCCGTCAGTATCGTGTCTTGACCAACCCCATACTTCATGCTCTCTCATGTAGGTTAGGGCCGCTAAAGTTCCATCACTTAATACTACCCAAACGATAGAGTGAGGAGCTTGAGCGTAGGCCCATTCTTTTACTGTCTTTCCAGCAAACAAATGGCTGGCTAAAACTGTTAAATCATTACCAGTATAAGAGTCAGACTCTAGCGCAAATGCCAGGTCACGAATGATCGCCCCTTTCGACTGTAAATGAATAATGGTGTTACCAATAACAATAGGCGGAGCATCGGCTGAACCACGATAACCTTGCGGCTTAACCTGAATAGCAGAAGGCGTAATCACGCCATCGTTAGCGGTTAATAACCACTCACCACCTGAAGTAAGGATAATCATATCGCTAAGTGGAACCAGGTGTCTGACTTCATTGACCTGGGACGCTGCAATGGTAAAGGTCACCGCGTCATCATCTCTAAGTGGCTCTGAGATATTAAAGTTGTGGTAGTTACCCGTTTGCGACATAAAGATTTTTTGAGGGTCATTGTTTGTTTGACCAAAGACCAGGCGCTGCTGATAATAAGAAACGGTTGCTGGATACTCATCGGTTGTATTAAATATTGTTCTTGCTGTAGCTGGCGTATCATTAGCATCAGGCTCAATGTTGTCATCTTTAAAGGTGGTTCCTGTCGAGCGTCCAACAAAGCCATAAATACCACCAATAGACTTATATATGTTGTAACTATCAGCTCCACTTACCGCGCCCCAAGATACGGTATTGGTAATGGTTGAGCTAAGATTATTATTCGTTATTGATGTAGCACTTGAGGCAACTGACTCATCCGCTGTATCTGTCTTAACAGCAGTAACAACATACGAGTATGATGTCCCTGGATTGCTTGAATCATAGTTCTGTGCCGTTGACGATACACTTCCAGGAGCTGCCATTGATGTACCAAATGAAACGGAGGTAATTGTCCAGGCTGTATGTGAGGTTCTTTTAATTTCTTTAACAGGATAAGAGGCATGACAAATAGTCATCACATCAGCCGATTGAGAAAACTGTAAATCAGCCAGCTCTGTATCTGAGTAAGGCGTAGCGATTGAGACAGGACTACCACTTGATAAAACTTGGCCGCCATCTTTAATGACTCTCATTGTTTGATGACCAAACTCTAGAATGTAGGTTTGCTCTGTATTAAATTCAAAAGGAATGAGTCTTGTAATCTTGGCTGAGTTTGCGGTCTCACAGACAAACTTTGTACCTGAACGATTAGCAACGCCGCCATGAGCCTGGACAAAGAAGTTACGACAGGTCTTGAGTCCAGTTGCGTATTTAGCCAGGTCAACGCGCGCATGTAAGGATGGTGCTAACTCACCGCCTGAGAATGATGGCTGAATCGTATGTACAGGCATTAACTACGCCCTGTTATCCAGCTCGCATCCGTATTTCTATCTATGTGAGACTCGTTAGCATTAAATGTTTTAGCCTCTCCGAGTACAGTCAAGTACATGTTATAAGCTTGCTCCATTCTCTTTTCGTCCCTTGTGATTGGCATAGCAACTTCACTCGCTAACTTCCAAGCCAGGGCATTTGTAAACATGGGTTCAAACACCAAAGTATTGGTTGCTTGATAGGTATAAATTAGGGTTGCTGTTTCCTGGTCAGTTAATATTACTCTTGAGTCATAGGCATCACCTAATGCGACTTCAAAAGGAATGGGATCATTACTGCCAGCAACAGTATTTGTTTGTAGTATCTCTCTTGCGAATATGCAATCGTTTGGATAACTGTATCGATAGTTCCAGTTGCCTGGAGGTGTACCAACATCGGATAACGCTAGGTGACGCGTAGCAAATCCCCAGGGGAATGCTCGAAGTAATGTATCACGCGTATCAGCAAACAATAAATTACAATGAAAAGCTTCTTCAGAAGCCTCTGTTAAACTTGAAATGGTGGCACTAGCTCCAATATGAGAGAGTGCTAAATTACATATATCGACTTCACTAGCCATTGCGCTTCCTTTCGTTAGTTAAAACCAAAGGGCAGTAGTATGAAAAGTTTAAAGAACCTACCGCCCCTCAGAATTAAAAACACACCTTAACTACTAATTATGAATTAGCAGCATTTGGGTATGATTGGTACTGATGTGCGTCCTTAACAATTGATGCACTTACAGTCATTGTTGGGCTTGTGCCTCCAACATCGTAGTAGAGACGAACATATCTTTCATTTGTATCAGGTAACCCCATTACAAGTGTGTCTCCAACTGCTGCTGCTGCAATACTACGAGAAGTCTGTACTGTGCTTGCAGAGCTGAATGAAGAGTTATCGTCTGTCTGAACTTGAACCGCTAGAGTTGGCGAAGAGCCACCCATAGCCACATCAAAGTTCAAAGCGATTTTCATTTCCTCACCAGGGCCAATATCACGATCTGAACCCAGGTCGATGACATTAGTCGAAGCCGCATCAGCCGTTACAGACTGAGCATCGGAAAATTGAAGATTGTAATCAATAATCATTTATTTACTCCTGTGTTATCCTTAGCTTATTGTGGCTTCGGTGTTTAAAATAGCGTCATTCCTTCTGAATGGAATACCATCAAAAGACATTACACGCTTCCCAGCTACCTCATCCATAGATAGACGAACATTACTTGTGTTAGTAATTTGGCGTCTTAGGATTGAAGAGATAGTACGGTTGCCGTAGAAAACAGCACGACCAAGATTTACATTTGGAAGTTTTTCTACTGCTTGTACCATTAAGTCAACTAGAGCTGCTGATGAACCTGAAGCATCTTTAGTTAGGTCAGACACATCGATGTTCGGGATACGAACAACATAGCGCCAATCTCTTAATGACATACCGATGTCCCACTTGTAGTGAGTTCTGTAGCCCTGGTACTTACCACTTGCAGCATCTTCTAAAGTCACTTCACCGAGGTCTTGATGTTTCAGACCAGCTTGTGAACCTTTAGGGTAGATACCATGACAAGTGTTAGGCCCCCAGCACACCAACCAAATTGATGTGTTGTCAGAACCTGAACCACCACCTACGATGATGTTGTCCCCACTTTCCGCAGATAGTGAGTTGTAACGCGGCCCTAATCCCATGAATTTCTCAGGGTCAGTTCCAGTATCACCATAGAACAATGTACTCGCCATTGTTTGGTTCATAGACTCTAGGAATGCTCTGTCCTCAGATAGACGGAAAGAAGCGGTGTTACCGTTTAGATCAGCTAACGCCTTATCGACTTCAGCATACGCCTCAAGCATACCCGCTGTATCAGTAATCTGAACAGTTGTACTCTTTGAAGGTTGAACACCATAGTTGAGCTTACGCCAAGTTGAACTTGGTAGTCCTGAACGGACTGTTGTTTTATGACCCGTTGGAAGGTTGCCTTCGAGGAATGTCATATCGTCTAAAACTTCATTAGTCTCAGATAACAATTCCACGATAGTATCAATCTTACCATCCGCATCATACCTTTTAGCTACATCAGCTAAAGTAGGATTTGTAGTTGACAATACTGCCATTGATATACTCCTTTAAGTATTATTATTAAGTTTGCATTGATGGATAAAGGACAGCTTCACGCGTTAACTGGCTAGTTGTGGTTCCTCCCACAACAACCGAATTCTCGCTGATTGCCTTACCGACACGATGTAAAAACCGTATCATTTCAGGATGGTTACCCAGCCCTGAGCTATCAAGCATTTCATTAAACTCGGATGTCCCAAAGCTATCACGAGCCTTAACAGCAACTGATATACTCTCATCGAATTTATCGTTACCATATTCAGCATCCGCTTTAGCATCTTCCACCCAGGATTTCTGCTGCTCCACCCATTGATTCATTTCAGCCTCTTTCATTTGGGCCACCATGTCCACACCTCTTTGAGCTTGTTCTTGTGTTAAGTTATTCTCTTTTGCAAAGGTATGATATTCAGCGAGCGTATCATTGTTCATATCAAAGTTCTCAGGCAAGTCGAATGTTCCATATTCCTCAGGCGCTCCCGCTACCTCAGTCTCTTCTTTGCCTTCTTCTTTATTAGCAGCATTACTCTCCGTTGACTCCGTTGACTCTGTTGAAGCCTCTGTTGTCTCAGTTGAGTTTTCTGACTGCTCTTCATTAGTTGCAACTTCAGGCGTCTCCGCCGTCAGTATTGTTTCCTCTTCAGCCATTTGAATCTCCTTGTTTAAGGTTTTCTTTAAGCATCACCGAGTATTGATCTATATCCGCTGATGCCACTTTATCCAACAACCATAATCCTATATTGCGCTCACCCTCGTGAAGACTCATTACATTACTATCGCTATTGAAACTGGTTCGATACTGTCCTGTTCGCTCCAGGATTTTGTAGACAATGCGTCTGCCCCATTGTTTACCTAGCAGTAACTTAATATCTGCCAGTTCAGTATCTAATTTATTCTTTTCTTTTTGTTTCGCATTCTTGACATTGGTCTCGTCCGATGCGTTGTATTCTTTAGTCATAGTTTATTCATATCTGCACTATCTCATACTTTCTGCAAGTTATCTGTTGTCCACCTGATTAGTGTCTTCCAACGATAAATTAACAAACCCGCATTCTTGTAAAAACTCCAGGGTGATTAGCATTGATTCGTGATGTAATTGATTCTCAGGGCGTGCCTCCATAAACTGTAAATTAGTGACCGCATCAATTGCATCGTCAATGCTTACGACCACTAGCCTATGCCTCCAATAATGTCAGAGAGAATGTTCTCACCACCTGTATCAGCATCACTCATGACTTTGGCTGCTTGCGCTCCCTGGTTAACTTGTTCCATTGCCATTTGCTGTTCCATTTGTGCAGCTCTCTCTTCTCTTACTTGCTGAACAATATCATCAGGAACAACAATCTTAGGTGGTACGCCAAGCATTTCAGCGTACTCATCAACGGATTGGTCTGCATCAAACTTGTCTAGGACTTCAGGCTTAACCGCTGCCATGTTTCCAATAAATCCAGCGAGTCTTTCAATGGCTCCTGTACCAATGGCTTTCTGAGCCTGGGCCATAACAGAAATGTATTCCACCTTTAGAGTAACTCCAGCCAACTCTTCAGGTGCTGGAGGTAATAAATCATTACGCGCCATGATGTTAAAGGTTCTGTCAATAAGTGGATTAAGTAACTCAGTATGCAATCGCTCTAATACAGGGCCAAGCATTAATAGTTTTTCTTCATGTCTCTCGTCTATCTCTCTTGCAGTAATCTGTCTCCTGTCTGAGTTCATCATCATTTGAAAGAGATCACTATAAAACCCTTGACGAATACGATATTGTGTTTCCTGTATATCCTGTTGTAATTCTCCAAGTCTTGGGTTTACTTCATAAGTCGGTCTAAAACCTCCTTGTGTGCCTTGCATGGTATCCACATAAGTCACTCCACCTGGCAATACACTTGCTGATTGACCACGAAGTGATGATGGTGCTTGGAGTGGAGGATTAACCATCTTATCAATACCCTGTGCTTTACGCTTTTGTTCTATTTGTAATGCTTTAACATCACCTAAAACATCCATACCAGGAGACCTTCCATAAATATCTACACCTGTGACATGCCAACGCGGTGCTAAGACTGGAAACTCTTCATAGCCACTCTCTAAGAGTTTGCGTTCATTCTTACTAGCCTTCTCAACATAGCATGAATGATAAGGCATATTTTGATTATCTTTCTTGTCATACTCACGCGCTGAGTTAGGCTCAATCACATGCAGCACTTCAACCCACTTATCAAGCTGTCCACTCTTAAACATCGTTTGAACAGCATCACTACAACTGTCCAGGCCAAATTGTTCAACCACCTGGGCAACAGTCATATTGAATTCACGATAAAAGGTATCGACCTGGAGCCTGTGCGATTGTGCTATGCCATACTCACCTACAGTAAATGGATAACAACGAATAACATCATCAAAGTCTTCACTAATGAGTAATGCGCCTGTACCAAACACAGCAAGCTCTTCATAAACAGTTTGCAATGAGTTGTATAAATTTGATCTTGAGAATATATCTCTCATAGTCTTCTCTACTGCAAACAGCCATTGCTTAACATCAGACTGCTCCATTAACGCAGCTTGTGGTGTAGCAAGTCTAAACCAGGGCCTGGCTGGCGATGTAATACCACTCATCATTCCAGCAGATAAAGTTCTGACCGCCATTGATCCAGTTGAATCAATAATCTTGCCATTCTTCTTTGAGCCGTCATTACTCTTAGAAGTTAGGAATCGTCCACGCCTGGGCATAATGAACTCACTCAGCTCTTCCCAATGTCCGAAGTAAGTAGAACGCTCATCCTTGATGTCCGTCCATCGTCTCATGTAATCCATTGTATTTGCCACTACTAACTCCCTAATATGGTTTTCTTGTTTGCTTTGTTGTAATTGTTTAATGCGCTCATAATGTTCTTACCGCCCTGGACTGCTGAAGCATTCGATGTTTTTTTACTTTTAGAAGCAGCTTGCTTAGAACCATAACTATCTGCTCTTCGTATTGTGTTGCGGTCTGCTGTTTGTTTACTAACTGTTGCTGATGATTGTGATGAATCATAAGCTCCTTGTCTCATAGCTATATTTGGATTACCCGCTGGTGTAGCTGCTTTAGCACTAGCGCCTGGTCTGAATCCACCCGCAGCAATATCTGCTCTTGATTGTGGGCCACTTCCCCCTCCTCCAAAACACATACTATTGACCTAACAAAGATTTTTTACCGACTTCAGCTTCTTCCAAAATTCCTCTTGGCCCTGTCAATATGGTTGACTTGCGCCCATGTAAACGAGCAGCTTTAACTTTTTCAGCTTTTCTTGCTGCTTTTACTTCAGGAGCTGCCTGGGTTGGAGGAGCTGCTGGAACTTCAACTGGGGCTGGGGGTGGTGGTGGTGGCGCGGGTTGACTTCTTCTTCCAAAACACATATTTATCTCCTAATTAAATGGGTCATAATCAGCCAATACGGCTTCTTCTTTAAAGCCAAAGTGACCTAGCTTCTTGGCTGCTACTGGGTATGAGAAGGTTAATGCCAGGGCATCACCCAGGTCAGGTGACCTTCCACCTCTCTTCTTGATGTCATCCTTACTCTCAAGCTGCATTCTGTTAGCGCTGTCAAACTTGTAAGTCGGTACACATAAATCTGTTTTTAAATCGGTATGCGGTGGTAAGGCTCCACCATCATCAAGCCATATGCGAATGCCATCCCACATCTCTGAGCGCTTGTTGTTGTACATCGGCTTGAGCGCTTTACCGCCAAAGTTAACCTCAGTAATAAAGTATCCAAGCTGCCTTAGTCTATCAATCACACCTTCACCTCGACCCGCATCAATGAATACTGCATCAGGCTTCCATTCGTTAATCGTTTGAGCAACCATGCCAGCCAATGTCATGTTATCGATGTCATCAAATATCTTAGGTTCAAAGGCTGCAAGTCCCTGGCGTTTCTGTATCACACTTCGATCACTACCAAAGCGAGCGACATCCACTCCAAGTATCCTGGCCGAGCCTGTAATATCAGCTTCAGTCATTTTCTTTGCAGCAGCATCACTTACCTTATCGATTGTGATGAGTGCGTTATCCATAGAAGCGCTGAAGTCACATAAGAACTCACGCCTATACTGATTCTCATCCATCGTCTTGCGAGCCATTCGTATCTCTTCATCATCCAAGATGTCAGTCTCATCAACGCGATACATCCCCGCATACCATTCAGGGTCTTGTTGAGCATACTGATAGAGATCATAAAACTGGTTGAGTCCTTTAGGCGTTCCAATAAACAGACACCATCCTTTGTGATGAGAGTCTGTTAACGCGGGACGAATAATCTCAGGCCAGGTCTCAGGTCTAAAGTCAGCTATCTCGTCACACACGACCCCGTCAAAGTAAAGACCACGCATAGCCGTACCATTGTCACTTCCGTAGAGTCTTATTTTGGCTCCATTAGTAAATGTAATAGAGGTCTCTGATTCATTCGCAATGGTTCCATGAATAGGTAATGCGAACTGTTTAAGATAATCCCAGGCTACTTGCTTGGCTTGCTTCTGAAAGGGAGCCACATATCCAAACCGAAGGTTTTCTCTATCAGTTGATATGGCAGCATCAATCAAGGTAGCAATCGCAAGAAAAGTTTTACCAAAACGCCTATGACAAACTAATACCGAGAATCGTTTCAGCTTCTCATGTATCTCTGCTTGATACTTGTGAGGATTGTAAACCAAATCTACTTCAGCTTTCATCGTAACCTGGCTCGTCCTGTTCCCCTGGGTAGTGTGGAATCTTTGACTTCACAATGACAGTCGTGATTCCTTCATTCTTTACTTCTTGCTTATCAGCCCACTTAAATCGATTCTTCATATTCATGTACCAGCCTGTGTAATTAAACTCTCTATCTCTCAGGCTAATCCTTCCTTCTCTCTCCCACCAAGACTGAGACAATTGAATGCCCCTTTTTACGGTGTCACTAAACTCTTGGTTTTCTTCCTTCCATCGATAGAATGTTTCCCTTGAAATATCAAGGTGTCCGCACACTTCTTCTTGACTTGCGCCTTCTCTCATAAGCTCAATAACAGTCTCACACATTTCCTTTTTGTATTTAGTAGGTCGTGCCATCAATTTTTCCATGCTTTAACTCTTCATCAATCATTCGCTCTATGTACCATTTAGCTTTGCGTAGTGCTTTTATGCCGCCCTTCTCTCCCTTCTCAGAGTATCGAATTGCGTACTTAATCACATTGCCCATAAGGAAATCACACTTAAAAGCAATCAACACATCACAAAGCTCTAAGCCCTCACCTTTGTAGTAAGAGGGACTAATGTCTTTGTCATCCATAACTAGTATCCTTTTCTTTTTGTAGGTCTCTTAGTCTTGGGTTTTTTCATTGGTTTTTTAGCCATACTTAGACTATAACCCAAGTTCTGCAAGTTATCTGTTGTCGGCACTAAATGTACATGTGCCATAGATAAGGAATGTAGCCTAGGATCAATCCCAACAGCACTCCATCCCAAAACTTACTAGACTTTCCCTTGAAGTATTCTATTCCTAAATCTTTATAACTACTCATGCCAGGTTCAAAAGGTTTATTCAGACTGCGCCATTTTGCTGCTGACAGCCCTTCTCTTATTGTTACTTTTGCATCAGGTTTTAACTTTTTCATTTAATCCTCCCTAGGTAAATAAACTAAAACAAACACACCACAGTTTGGACAAGACAAATTAGTCACCATATCAAATTCTTCATCATCCAAATCGTGATCACCGCCCCATATTAATTCTTCAAGGCAATGCCAACAATTCATAGATGCTCATACAAGGTGTTAACTAAGTTCTCTTTAGTGCGGCGTCTATCCAGCTCAAGCCCATGCTTACGACCAATCT